AGGTCGCGAGAAGCTCGCCTCCAGCCATGTCGGCTCGACTGTCGCCCCCGCCTCGCGCAGCGATGACGCCGCATTATTCACGCCACTCTGATACGCCGCCCGCAAGTATAGATTTTGCCACTGCGTCTGAGCGGCCGAAGTGAGAGGTGTGCCGTATTCGACCCCTAAGATCCCCTGAGACTGCGCGCGCTTGAGCCACTCAAGGAAGGCAGATATCTTGGCGATGTCATACGTCCGCGAATATGTCTGATTTTGCCGTGGCGCCGGCATAAGCCGGTCGCGAGCAAGCCGCTCGATGATTGCCTTGAGTAAAGCCCGGAACCGCCTGCGCATCTCTTTTTCATACGCGCGACGCAGCGTGAGCGTCCGGGTCGGGTCCACGCGTCGCGCGACACCGGCGTTGATGTAGCTATGAACGTCGCGCGTAGGTTCGAACCAGCTTGTCATGGCGAGGTAAAAATTTCCGGCCCAAGCACAATCTGGCCTCGGTAAGGCTCGACTGTAGCAAAATCTACATCCTGCTCACCGTAGGCCACGGTGATATGTGGCTGGTAGCTGTCGTGCGGCCAGCGGGCGCCTGCCGCTACGATCTCGTCATGCCGCCAAGACATCGCCTGCGACGTGAAAAGTAGCGCCACCGCACCTTCGGTACCGATCGCCTCCACGATGCGCACACCACCTGGTGGGATGATAAGAGATCCCGATGCCCCCTCATCGGCAGTCACATGTGGGCCTGGGATTTTCATCCAGTCAAAAGGCGTCTGACTGTACGCGACGGTGACGTGGAGGTCTTCCGCACGCACGATATTCTTAAGCCCCTGCTTGCGTGCCCAGGAAAGGACCGACCCGCTGTTGAGGACCGATCGGTATGCGTAGAGCGATCTCGCCGCCGCGTTCTGCTCCGGGGTGGGCTCCGGGGTGGGCTCCGCGAGCAAGTCTTCGAGGTCGATCTCGTCTTCGTATTCAGGCTCGGGGGGTAGATCGAGGAAGGCCGCTCGGAATTCGGCCTGCGGTACGATGATTTGAGCGGCCGGGGCATTGGCGTAGGCCGCAAGCGCGGTCGCTTTAGTCGAAGCCGCTTGCGCCTTGGTCAGCGGGTCGAGAAGGGCCATTTCTGGCCACTCGGGCCACCACTGCCCTTGCGGCGGTGGGAGATTTCCGGTGGCGATCATGGTGTCGATAAAAGGCCGCAGGATACTGGGGGTCGCAAAAATAGCGCGCCGTGTCGTAATCGTCTTTCCCCACTCAGACGTATCTTGCGTGCTCGAAAGCTCACCTCTTTCGCTACCCACCATGATACGTTTCGGGATGCCTACCGCACCTGCGATTTCCTCAAGTACCTTGTCTACAATAGGACTTGGGTCCGAGACGGCTGTCTGTAGCTGCGTCGGCGTAAGACCGACGCCCACCATGATTTTCTCCCACTTGTCGCGCATTTCTTGCGCTTCTTTCTTGATGGCCACGATGTCTGCATTGTCGATCTGCGCGTCTTTATCGACCGACAACGACAGACCGGGGTCGGCGTTACGCCAGAAGGCTTCGGCCGCGCCGCCAAGGAGCTTTTCGAGGTCGAGGAGCCTATTGTAGACAGGTAGTAGCCGGGGAACGCCGTTGACTCCATCCTCCATCATCGTCTCGGCGATATGAATGACGCGCGAGTGGTGAATGACCNGCGGAATGGAAGGCGCCCCTGATGTCGTGNAGCCGAGGTCGGAGTTCCTGTTTGTCTGGGCGGAATAGAGCGCCGGCAGCCCGAACCGCTTGCTTTGCGGGTCCGTGTCGAACTGCTCGACTCGCAAGGTGGGCTGGCCGAAAGGTTGCAAGTACAGCAGTTTGAGCCCCGGTCGGGACTCTAGCGGGACGCGAAGATCGCGGGCTCCGTCATTAAAGCCCATGAGCAGAATGCCGAAGCGGCCTATTGTCGAGAGTCGATCGGCCCTTTCGAGACATTGCAACACGCGATGCTCGTCGAAGAGACGCTCCGTAGCTTCGTAAAAAGGGCTAAAATTGCGGTCGTCCCGGACGCTGCTGTTGCCTCGCTCGTCTCTGATGCCGGGGTACGTATCCCAAGTCTCGGTCGCGAAGCTGTTGATGATGCGATGGGCGATACCGCCTCGCAAGTAGAGCTGCTCAAGCTGTTCGTTAGTGACGGCCGCAGGATAGCCGAAAGTCTCGTAGGTGCTGCGGCGCCCATTGGCAAACAGGCCGCCTATGCCGCGAGTGAGCATCTGGCGCAATGTCAAGTCTGCCATTAGTGGAGTCCTATCCTAAGGCCGGGAGCACTCGGGTTGCTATAGCATATCATGACGGCATCCGCAAGATTCGGGCTTTTCGTGCCGTCGGGCGATTTGTTGACTATGACTTTGCCGGCGCCGCTGATGCTGTAAGTGGGTTGACTCATCTCGGTAATGAGCTTGGCCAAAAGAGGCAGCCTGCTATCGAGAGATATGAGGTCGTCGGGGCTATACCCGCCAAGGCTTCCGGCTTGCACAGCCCGATGCGTCCGGTCGAATCGTACCCGGAGCGACCACCACTCTTGCGCTTTGCGGTTGTAAAAGAAGTCCCTATTACGCCGTATCCGGTCGGCCGTCCGTCCGTCGGGTGGGGCTGCACTAGGAATAGCCATCTCGGGGCGGACGATCTTGCCCGACCCGTGGAAGGCCCTTGCGACAAGCTTATGCTCGCGCGACTCATTGAGCACGCGTATGTCTCCCCGCACACCTGCTCCAAGACCGTCTGCGTCGTAGTCGAATACATCCACTCCTTCTTCGTCGCACCAATGGGCCACTTGTGCGACCGACGAAAAAATATCGTCGCTACGCCCAGACCACTCTTCGAGACGCTTGAGCAGGACGCCTTGCGAGTGTGCCCATGCGCATGCGTCTCGTCCTTCGTCGGCCACGTCGAAGCCGGCCCGTCTCGCCCCCGCAGGCTCGATGCCAAGCTTTATGTGAGCGTCAATGGCCGACTGCACCCAAGCACTCGGGATAAGGACGCCTTCGACGGCAGCCGAATAGTCCATATCGACTTCTTGCGCGACCGTCACCGGGTCGAGCTTCTCGAGCTGCGACTTATACCAATCGTCGCCTTTACGCGGGTCGTCTCGCCAATGAAATGTAAAGACGGATGTCTTACCTCCAAACCGTCTTTGTGCGAAGGGATTGGCCATGCCGGAGACGGACGATACGTCAATCCGACAATTGGTCGTCTGGGACAAGGCGGCTTCCACGTCGGCGGGATGCTGTAAGTGTGCAGCCTCATCCACCACATACAGGCTGCTGCGGCCTCCGCGACCGATATTGGCGCCGGCGTCACCTTTGAGCAAAGAGCCAGTCTTGTGGAATCTTACCTGCATAAGGACGCTCGTGCTCCGCGAGTACCCGCCGCGAAATTCGACAGGAAGGTTATCGAGGTAAAAGCGCGCTTTCCAAAGCAAGCTATCTGGATCACCAATTTTATCGACATTGCGCTCAAGGTTACTGCCGAAGCCAACAAGTAGCCCTCGGTGGGTCACACATAAATTGCAGGCAGTCGCAACCGCCAGCCAGGAGACGCCTAGCTCCCGACTTTTTTCCGTCAGCCCCCGCTCCCGATTACGCCAGCGCTCAAGTAGCCAGGTGACCCATTCACGCTGCTTCGGAAAAAGAATAAAAGGTATCTCCGCAGGCCGCCCAACTTCGGGATTGCGAGGGTCGTACGTCCATCCCCAATCGCAAATCATATCAGCCGGATGATCGCGATAGTAGTGGAGTAGCGCCTCGGCCCGCCCCGGTACGGCCCGCATCCATTGCAGCCGCTCGACTCTTTGCTTGATAATAGGACCGTAGTCGGGGCTACGGTAGTCAAGCTCCATAGGGACGACCTTTAAGATACTCGGGGTCCACAAAAAAGCGTACGCAATCCCTTACGGTCGAAAGATGGCCCGCCGTCGCGCAGCATGCGTCCAAGGCGGCAAGGCAAGGCTCGAAGGCGAGTATGGCTCGCGCTCGCACATACCATAGGACGCATTCGGCCGGCAGAAAATACGATTCGCCTCGGAGATTCGTGGCTCGCGTGGCGCGACCTTTGGCGTCGATGGAGGTCACGCGGCCGTACGCAAAGATGTAGCTCTCTTTCGGCCCTGCGGGGAATCCAGCAACTACGAGGTCGCCTATTTGGGCTTCGTTCACCGGGTCGTAGGTCATGGGCCGTGGCCTCCGAAAAGAAAGCGCCCGGTACTTGGGGAAATACCGGGCGCCTTTCGTGCTGCCTGGGTCGGGAGAGACAACCTCTAGGACTTGCCCATCTTATCCAAGATTGCCCGATCCGTCAAGCATCTGGCGGTAAATTTCCTGAGCGTCTGCGGCATTTTCGGCCGATACGGTCACCGTCATTTGTGGCGGTGGCGGCGGCCCCCACTTCAGCATCTTGGCAAGGGTCTCGATTGCCCGCAGCGGACTTACCATCTTGATCGAAGTAGCTCCCGTCTTGGGGTCGATCTTAATGGACTCGATGGCTGCCTGCTGATCTTCGGTCAGGTCGTCCACTTCGATGCGAATCTCGCCGGTCTCAAAATCGTTGTATATGACATCTGTTATTCGGGTGGTGGCCACGGCGTAAAGCCTACGCATAGCTTTCTTTGCGTCAATCTCGCACTCTCGCCCGAGCTGAGCGACTTTCCAGTCGATAGCCCGGCGAATGGCCTTGTCGGAAAGCATGTCTTGCCCATGATGCTCGGCACGTTCGCTGCCCCCGCCCGCTAGTATCCACGCTTTGGTGGCGCTCCAATTGCGGACGTATTCGTCCACAAATCGGCGATTGAAAGGGCTGAGCCTCATCGGTGCAGGTGCGCGCATAGCGGGGGTTGTATAGCACCCCCGCCGCACGTCCGTCAACCCAGCTTCTCAAAGGATTGAATGTGGGCCTCCGCGACCGGCAGGCCGACCGCCCTTTCGAAATCATCCAGAGCTGCGGCCCAAGACGCCACGAGACTCGTGACGTGGTATCGGCGGACCGAAGACGGGGGTAGGTCGTACACAAAAAGATAGTGTGCCATAGCTGAAATCCTCATGGGTTGATAGAAGCACTATGGCACGAAAGTGTGACCAATCGGTTAAACGCACTCTACCGGGGTGCCATTCTTCAACGTGTAGTAGACCCCAGCCTTGATACCATCTCTACCGACGATGCCCGCCCACACAGCTACAATCGACTCGCTTTCGGGGTCGCGCTCGACGAGAAATAGGGCGGTCCCTGTGGACCCCCGTACACACCCACCCACCCCGGAAGACACTGCCGTACCATAATTGCCGGTCGCGGAAGCTGCGCCCCGGAAGCCTGTCGTAGAGGCCAAACCTTGCTCGCCAGTCGCGGAGGCCGTGCCTTGGAAGCCAGTCGTAGAGGCCGTGCCCTGGAAGCCAGTCGCGGAGGCGTGACTGAAAGAGCCGGTAGTGGAGGCTGCGCCTTGAACGCCAATCGCGGAGGCAGCACCCTCGTAGCCGGTCGCGGAGGCCGCACCCTGAGCGCCAGTCGTGGAAGCTGCGCGTTTGTAACCGGTTGCAGAGGCAACGTTCGTACGGAAGGTCTCCTCTGCTGCATATTGAGCTTCTAGACGGGTGGAATCTTTATAATCAGTGATCGTGGTCATCGGTTGTCTCCGTTTGTTGATATCTTTAATATAGGAGACTTTGACCGATTTGTCAATCACAAAGTGCGGAGCTTAGGTAGCCCTACATATTCGAGATGCCTACCTTTCACCTTGCGACTCTCTGGCCGCGCTATCGCCTGGCTGACGGCTGCGGACGTTACCTTGAGCGCTTCCGCCGCAGCCTTGACGGACGGCCACTGCTCGCCAGTCTCCGCGCATTTGACAGCTACGGTGGGAGGGCCTTTGGCCGGTCGGTAGTTAGGGTCGTATAGGGCGGTGAGCGCTTTGTACATCCGAGTAGCGTCCTCTTGACTCGACGCAGGAAACCGCGCCTCAAGCACGTATAGAAAATCTGGGCCACCTTCGATTACAGAAGCCATAGCGTCGGCCTCCTGTGGCCATTTATAGCGCAGCATCCCCATAAAGTGCCTTTCTCCCCCAATTATGGACCACCGCGAAAATAAGACGTGCTCGCCTACAGACTCCACCCATTTTAAGTATTTATGGAAGTCTGTTTTTTTCTACCTTCGGTTGCGCCATCTCGATTTTCCTCCCCATAAGTTGTTGATAGGCACCTGAGGTTGGGCACCCGTTAAGTCGTTGAAAAGACATACGTTTTTGAATCGGGTGACTAAGGTGACCAAGAATTCCCTATATATTCCCCAACCGCTATGTAAGCAGCTGATATACCCCATATGTAATTACTTGTCAATTTACTTAATCCTGCTCCTGGACCTTCCTTAGTATTCTTAGTCACCCTAGTCACCCGTAGATAAAAAACTCAACATAAACAACGACTTGGCGGTGACTTTCCGTATGCTGATTGGCTAATTCTTGGTCACCCGGTTAGTCACCCGATTCAAAAAACGTATGTCTTTTCAACGACTTAATGGGTGCCTAACCGTTTTTCTGGTACATACAACCTACATACTCCCGCTACAGGCGGGTTTTTTTGACAGGTATCGGCTTCTCTCTTGTGAAGTACTTCATCCCGTGCGCCCTGTAGCGGTGCCACCCGAGCCTCACGAGGGCCGATGCGATGCGGTTGCTCTCTACCCGACCCAGGCGGCTGATATGGAGCCCCAAGGCCCCCAAAGCCACACTGGCCACCGTGACTCGTGCGGGTGGTAGCCCGTCTGCCTCAGGCTTATCGATCCACGCAGCTATGGCCTCCTCCCAAGGGTCTGCGTCGTACCGGCTCTCGGTAGCCTCCCTGCGGAGCTCCTCGAAAGTTTCCTCCCCCCATCTCGGCTCCCCGGCGCGGTACGCGGCCACGGTCTCGGCCCATATCTGGTCACGGACCGCACCTATCGCGTCGCCGCCCCTAGTCGTCTCAACTGGCCAATAACGCCGCGCTCCTGTGGGGTCTCTGAGAAAGACGCTCTCGTTGGTCGTGCCGAAGAAAACGCATTGCCGAGGCTCGCGGATCACCTCCCGAGCGTAAGGCCGGCGGTAGTTTTCTTCCGACGACGAAAGGAAACTTTTGAGCACCTTTTCGTCGGCCCGGCTCATACTCTGTAATTCGGCAAATTCGACAACCCACTTACCCGCAAGGTATTGAGACATTCTGTCGCTGTCAGGGGCGGGCGGACTGTCGTGAAACCAGTCGCCGACCGGCATGAGTGCCCGTAGCGCGGTGGATTTGCCGATTCCCTGAGGACCTACGAGCACCGTCATATAGTCGGCCTTGCACCCTGGCTCGTAAATACGCGCTACGGCCTGTAGCAAGCTCATGCGGGCCACGCCTCGTACGTAGGGGCTATCTTCGGCACCGAGGTAGTCTCGTAGCCAATAGGAGAGCCTCTCCACGCCATCCCACATCAAGCCGTTGAGCCACTCCCGCACCGGATGTTGCCTGTGATCGTCGGCGACCGCCTCCATGGCCCGAGCGACCGTCTCCATGGCCATGGACCACATACCTAAGGTCTGCATGTACAATTGCGCGTTAAGGATGTCTGGGTCTCGGATAAGCCGCCACTCGCCTCCGTCCAAAATAAGCCGGGTCTGCTGAAATTCGTCGTATACGAGCCGCCCTTCGTACCGGGCGTCCCGGGCGATCACGATCTTGGCATTGTGGAAATTGCAGCGATATTGGCCTCGACCGTCCTGCTGTAACTGCTCGTAGTACCCCCGGACAGGCTCTCTTTCGGTCGGTGTGTCCGAAACCCCTGGGGGCAACCACGCCGGTGCCTCCAACATGGCCGCAGGCGGCGTAGGAGCCCCCATAGGCCGCAAAGTGCCTGATTCCCACCCGCTGGCCAGCGTAGCCGCTATTTCGTCGCTTTCTAAGCCAACGAGCTCGGCGACAGCCTCCAGCTGAGACCATAGATCGTCGGCCATCTCAGGTACGGCGTATATCAATGACCCTACCGTGTGCGCCGCGCTATTAAGAGCGTCGTTGCGCGAGCCCTCGCCGGCGCCGGCGAGCTTGCGGATAGCGGCTTCGATAATGCTAAGTGCATGGTTGCGGTCGCGAGGGTGCTCCGGCGCCGCCCCGGTGCCCGCGAAGCGCTTGCCGTCGTCGTCCGCCGTCTCGATCATAGACGCAAGCCACGGCGGCAGGGTTGGCAAGGTGCCCCGGTCGGGTGGGTCGCCATACACAACCACGTACCCTCCGTCTCCCCTCGTATCCACGCTCGGGAGTACCCCCACGCGTGTCCTGCAATAGTGGCCGGGGTATGCAAAGAGGCAATGCCACCCGCCCGACCGCGTCACGTACCGAGGCCCTGGCGGTAAGACGTGCCCGGCTTGCCCCAGAGACAGCAGCCCGTCCGGCTTGCCCGGCTTGCGGTCTATGTCGAGCACCACGTCTCCCGACCGCACCCCGGTCACGCGCGCCACAACGGCGTCGGGCCACCGAGCCCACCACATACGTATCTGGTTTTCATCGCACGTCGCGCCCGTCGGCCACGCTTTGATACGAGGGCGCCGGCGCTCGGGGTCTACCGGAAGCACGGGATATCCTGCGCGCGCCCATGCGAGCGCGCGTTCGATTGGAGTCATGATGTCGTCCTTAGTGGCTAGCGCGGCGGGGCGTGCACGTCCACGTCGGCGTCGGTTAGCAGGTCGTGCAGCCGCGACGCCTCGCGCCGCATCTCGTCGGACGCGGACTGCGAGAGGGAGAGGCTACGCAAGGCCGCCCGCACCACCTCACGCTCGTGCACCGCAAGCATGGTAGTATTGGGTCGGGTCATGCGTCACCCACCGAGGCAAAGACGGCCCGCCTTTCGTCCAAGCTCAACCCCCGCACCCGAGGGTGACCTTCCAACAAGGCTTCGGCGACGATCTTCTGACCACGCGACCCGTCCATCATGGCTGCCAGCACGACTTGGTCAACTAAGGCTCCCATGCTGCCGTAAGCATAGCTGACGCTGCCGGCGGACACTCGTGCACGGCGCGCGATGCGTGACCGACTCAAGGAGTGGAGTCCGCCTTCGCGGGCAAGCCGGTAGGCGGCAGTGAGCACTTTTTCGCGGGCCAGCTTGGCCATGACGGCATCCTCATGAAATGATTGACCACTTCGGCAACAAAATTTGACGGGTCGGCGCAAAATAGCCCTATTCCGCCAGCTTGGCAAACCCTTTGCAAAAAGCGTTCCTGCGCCTGCTCGTGGGGCGTGCGTACACCCTGCCAGCCTTCCGGCTTGCATTCGACGGCCAGGAACAGTCCCGACGGCCCTATCCCAATGAGATCCGCACTGTGATAAAGCTCGTGCTCTTGAGGCGAGCTATTGGCCAGGCCATACCGCACGGGGCGGCCCCGGCTGTCGGGTAGCACGCCGCTGTTATTGCGCCACAGCATCCACCCGTGCCGAGACGCCTCCAGCCGTACGCGCGTCTGCACCGCATCTTCACTCATCATCATCGCTTTTTCGAGACACTTGGTTGAGGTAATCTTCTTCTTTACGAGTCTTGCGGACTATCCGATCCACATCGGCATCCGACCGCAGCTTACCGCTCCCGGTGCGAAAGGGATGCTCGTACCATAGCGACCGCCACGGCGGCCCCGAGGCCGACCAGACGGTGTGCATTTTGCTTTTCCGTGGCATATCATCGGTCATCTGACCACCTCCTGCATATGGGCGCACACTTCGTCCAGCACGCCGTTGCGACAAGCCCACACGTACGCACCCCCGCTACCTTTCCCAAAAGCCCATCGCGTCTCGTACTTACGCGCCTCTGCGAGGACCGACTCCCGGTCCCATCTGACCACCTCCTGCATATGGGCGCA